TGCAACTGTTGTCTCTGTTGCTGATACTCTTGTGGCTCAGAATGCCTATGCCCGTGCTTTGGTAGAACGTGGCGAAGATGGTGGTTTGACTTCATCTGAAGCATACCAGTTGTACAAGGCTATGTTGGCTGATTACATTGCATTGGAAGGCACTCGCTATCCTGAAAATCAAGAGTTTGTGGCAACATGAGTCAAGTACTACAGACTTATTCTTTAACAGCCCCCGGCTTTCAAGGGTTGAATACCCAAGAATCGCCTCTTGATTTGTCTCTTGGATTTGCCTTAGTTGCTCAAAATGCAATCATTGACCAGTATGGTCGAATCGGTTCTCGCAAAGGATACTCTAAGGTAAATTCTTCTAGTGGTGCTTTAGGTGCAAATGATGTAACTGTCATCCATGAATTAGTGCAAGCAGATGGTACTTTGACTATTCTGTTTGCTGGAAACTTAAAGTTATTTAAACTTGATGGCTCTAATGCTGTTTCTGAACTAACCTATGGTGGGGGGGGTACTGCTCCTACCATTACTGCAAATAATTGGCAGTGTGCATCCCTGAATAGCATCACATACTTTTTTCAATCAGGGCATGACCCATTGATATTTGACCCTGCTGTAAGCACTACAACATTTCGTAGAGTGTCAGAGAAAACTGGATATGTAGCAACAGTCCCATCAGCAAATATTGTTATATCTGCTTTTGGTAGATTGTGGGCGGCAAACACAACAGCTAATAATGCTACTGTTTTCTTCAGTGACTTAATTTCAGGTCATGTATGGTCTACAGGTACTGCTGGTAGCTTAAACGTAAACAATGTGTGGGTGAATGGTGCTGATGAGATTACTGGTTTAGCGGCTCACAATGGGTTCTTGTTTATCTTTGGTAAGCGTCAGATTCTTATTTATGCTGGCGCTACTTCACCATCAACAATGACTCTTAGCGACACTGTTGAGGGTATAGGTTGCATTGCTAGGGACAGTATTCAAGCAACTAGTACAGATATTATATTTTTGTCAAACAGTGGTGTGCGATCATTGATGAGGACAATTCAAGAGAAGTCTTCTCCTGAACGTGACTTGTCTAAGAATGTTCGCAATGATTTAATGTCTGCTGTTGCTGGTGAAACTGCATCAAATATTAAGGCTATATATTCAGAAAAAAATGCGTTGTATTTGTTAAATTTTCCAACATCAAAATATGTCTATGCGTTTGATACAAGAGGAATCATGCAAGATGGTTCATCAAGATCAACGATTTGGGATAGTATTGAACCAACGTCTTTTTGTGCAAGGCGTAATGGTGATTTGTTGATTGGTAAGAATGGATATATTGGCAAATACGATACATATTTAGATGATGCAACATCATATAGATTGGCATACTATACAAATAATTCTGACCTTGGTGATGTGAACGTCACTTCTATTTTAAAAAAAATAAAGGTTATTGTTTTTGGTGGTTCTAATCAATTGGTAACACTGAAGTGGGGATATGATTTCACAGGAAATTATTACTCATCACAAGTAAACATACCAACTCAAACAACTGCTGAATATGGCATTGCTGAATATGGTGCGAATGCCACAACAATAGCATATTACACATCTGGAATTGCATTAACAACAATAGAAACAAATGCAACTAGCAAGGGTAAAATTGTTCAAATAGGGGTTGAGATGGATATAAACAACAGTCAGTTATCCATTCAAAAGATTGAACTTCAAGCCAAAAATGGCAAGATTGCATAGGGGAAAAAATGTCAAACTATACACAAACAACAAATTTTGCAACCAAAGATGCACTTGCGTCTGGTAATCCTTTAAAAGTTGTTAAAGGTACTGAGATCAATGTTGAGTTTGCAAATATTGCAACAGCAGTTGCCACAAAAGCAGATTCTAGTGCTGGAACAATTTCAGGCGCAACAATAACAACTTCAACTATCAATAGTTCTACTATTGGTGCAACCACTCCAAGTACAGGTGCTTTCACAACACTATCTGCCACAGGAGTATCAACTTTAAGTAATGTTGTATTACCTGTTATTGACAATATTAAGTTGGGTTACACAACTACTGCAACAGCCGCTGGAACAACAACATTAACCTCTGCTAGTAACAACCAACAGTTTTTTACTGGCTCAACAACTCAAACAGTTGTTTTGCCTGTTACCAGCACTCTTGCACTTGGACTGAGTTATTTGATTGTCAATAACTCAACTGGAGTTGTAACTGTTCAGTCAAGTGGTGCAAACATAATTACGTTAATTCCTGCTGGCGCATCTGTTAGATGTACTTGTATTCTTATTACAGGAACAACTGCCGCAAGTTGGTCGTTTGCTTTTGAGGGTAGTTCAAACATACCTTATAAGGAAATTTTAACGATAACTGCAACTGTTGCGACAAATATACTGACATTAGGATTGAATCCCTGTTCATTAGATTTCAGGTCATCTACTGCATCTTCAGGGGCAACAACAACAAGAAATGTTACAGCCGCCATTTCAATGACTGTTTCCAATGGTTCTACGCTTGGCGCAGTAAGCGGGATACTAGCTAAATTGGCTGTTTTGGCTATAGACAATGCTGGCACAGTTGAATTAGCTGTTGTAAATGCAAATGCTTATGGTCTGTTAGACGAGCGTAGTTTGATTAGTACAACTGCTGAAGGTGGAACTGGTACAGCAGACAGTGGAACTGTAATTTACTCAACAACTGCTAGAACCTCTGTACCATTTAGGATTGTGGGTTATGTTGAGTCAACACAAGCAACTGCTGGCGCATACGCTACAGCACCATCTAATATTGCGGGAATGGGTGGTGCAATTGTGCCTCAACCAACTCCAGTAATTACCTCTGGCACTGCTGTTGCGTCTACCAGCGGTACAAGCATTGACTTCACAGGCATCCCAAGCTGGGTGAAGCGAATTACTGTGATGCTAAGTGGTGTGAGTACAAACGGGACGTCAGATTTAATTATTCAATTAGGCACAGGCGCAACACCCACATATACAACAACTGGTTATAGAGGGTCTGCTGTAAAAACTGCCGCGCTACTTTTAGACACTTCGGGGTTTTATATTTCTTCTGGAATATCTGCAACTACTATATTAAATGGTTCAGCTACCCTTTGTTTAATGGATTCAGCAAATAATATTTGGGTAGAAAATGGGGCAATTGGATATTCTGACGGCGCATCAGTTGCCCTTTCTGCTGGCGCTGTAACTTTACCAGCTATTTTAACAAGTGTTCGCATTACTTCTTTTGGCGGTGTAAATACATTCGATGCTGGTTCTATCAACATTTTGTCCGAGGGATAAATCATGAGCACAATACAAGTAAACAAATGACCCAACCTGAGATCACTCACCACTTTTCTGATGGACTGTATGCCAAGGAAGCTAGGTTTCCTGCGGGTACTGCTATCTTGAAGCACACCCATAACTTCAGTCACTTGTCTATATTGGCTGAAGGTAAGGTTGCTGTATTGCGTGGGAATGAGATTGATATTGTGAATGCTCCTGCTTGTATTGAAATTAAGGCTGGCTTGACGCATGGCGTTAAGGCAATAACAGATTGTGTTTGGTTTTGTATTCACGCCACTGACGAGAAAGACCCGTCTAAAGTGGATGAGATTTTGATTAAAGGAGATTGATATGCCAATCGGTGCAGTATTAGGATTTTTAGGGGCGCAAGAACAAGCAGATGCTACTAGAAGTGCGGCTAACATTTCTGCGGCGGCTCAACGTGAAGCGGCACGACAAGCGGCTGAAGCGGCTAAGTTTCGCCCTGTAGGAATTACCTCACGTTATGGTACATCCAACTTTCAGATGTCTCCAGAGGGTTATCTTACTGGTGCTGGTTATAACCTGAGTCCTGACTTAAAAGCCTATCAAGATCGTTTGATGGGTCTTACTGGTGGCGCTTTAACTCAGGCAGAACAAGCACAACAACAGTATGCACCTTTGTCTCAGGCGGCTACAGGACTGTTTGGATTGGGTCAGCAGTATCTTGCACAGAGTCCTGAACAGGTTGCGGCTAAATACATTCAACAGCAACAGGATTTGCTTGCACCTAGCCGTGAGCGTCAGATGGCTCAGTTGCAGAACCAATTGTTTCAACAAGGTCGTGGTGGATTGTCTGTAGGTGCTACAGGGACAAGACCTAGTGGTGCGGCTGGATTGGGTGCTACTACACCTGAGATGGAAGCGTACTACAACGCTATTGCTCAACAGGATGCTCAGTTGGCGGCACAAGCACAGCAAGCTGGTCAACAGAATGTTGCGTTTGGTGCTGGATTGTTTGGAACTGGTGCAGGGATGTTAGGTCAGTATCAAGCTGGTCAGGTAGGCGCATTGAACCCATTTACAACCTATTTAGGTGCTGGTCAAACAATTGAAGAACTTGGACAAGCGCCTTTGAAGTTGGGTGCGGCTTTAGGTGGTCAAGCGGCGGCTTATGGTGCTAATGTTGGTCAGGCATTATTAACTGGTGGTATTAGTGCCGCTAGAGCGCAACAGGCTGGCGCTGGAGGAAGTCCTTTAGGTGGTCTATTACAAGGGGCGGCTGGAGATAAACAGTTTATTCAGGGTCTGCAAAACTACTTTAATCCTCCTTATGTTCAAAATCAAACAGCTTTTAATTATGGACAAACATCTGGCTATTCTGATGGCACACCAGTTACATTGTTTTAAGGAATAATCATGGCAACCTCAGAAATTCTCGGTTTATTTACTACTCCTGAACAGTACCAACTTGCTCAACAGCAAGCACAACAGGCTCAGGCTATGCAATACGCACAGCTTGACCCAAGGTCTCAAGCTAACTATGGTTTCTATCGTGCTGGTCAACAGTTAGGTGGTGCTATTGGCGGTGCTTTGGGTGGTCAAGACCCTATGCTTCAAAAGATTTCACAGCGTCAGCAGTTGATTGGGATGATTGACCCTAGCAACCCTGACACCTATGCTCAAGCCATTCAAGCTGCATTGCAAGGTGGAGATCAAGAAGCTGCTTTCCTGTTACGCAATGAGATGATGAAGGCGAGGCAGCAGGCGCAACAACAGCAGTTGCAAGGTTATAAATTAACTGATTACCTTACCGAGCGTGATGTGGGTATGCAGAATCAAGGTCTTACCAACATGGCTAATCAGTTGGTTGGTCAACTCAAAAACCCTGATGGCACTATCAATGAGGATGTTAAGGCTAAATTGCTTTCATTCCCTCAAGGTCGTACAGCTATATCTGAACAAGCCAAAGTTTTGCCAGCATTGCGTCAACTTGGTGCGGCTGGTGCTGTTGAAGATGACCCATTCAAGATATTTACTCAAGACCCAACAATTCCTGCTAATGTGAAGACTCTTGCAACTCAATATTCAAGCAGTCTTTCTAAAGGAATAATTGACCCTGAGAAGGTTGATTCCAAGGTCAAAGAATTGACTGACATGACTCAACGCATTCAGCAGTTTGACCAAAATCAGGCTCAGATTAAATCTAATCAGGCACTGATGGATAGTTATAAACAGCAAGGTCTTCAAACTTCTCAAGCATATCTTGCAATCGCACAATCTAATAATGCCCTTGCACAAAGACAAGCTGGATTCCAACAACAAATGAAGTTGGATGAAGCGGCTAGGAAACGTGAACAAGATCAACTTAAACAAGAAGAAAAAGCCAACAAACCTCTTAGACCTGACTTGGCTAAAGATGAAGAAGCTGATTACCTTAATGCTGGTGCGGCAAGAAATCTTGCTATTGAGGCAAATGACTATGTAAACAGCATCAAACGTGGTGATATTAAGTTTGGCTTGAAAGATCGTGCATCTATTGCGGCTAGAAGTGCATTGGGTTCAAATGACCCTGATGTAGTGGCTAGAAATGACTTTGAGAGGTTCAAGACTCGTCTTGTCAATGAGTCTTTACGCCTAAATAAAGGTACTCAAACAGAAGGTGATGCCGCAAGATCAATCAAAGAATTGCAAGGCGCTGAATCTGAGGTTGATGCTGCTAAAGCAATTAACACACTGGCTGAACTTAATGCTAGAAAAGTCTCTGATGCACAAAAATCAATTGAAAGACGCAGGGTTAACGCTGGTTCTAGATTGCCTGAAGTTCCAATCGAAACATTGAGATTTGAGCCGCAAACATTTACGCAACAAGATGTTGATTCATTTTTGAAGAATCCAAAGTATCCATCAGGAAGTATTTTTGTTGACCCCAAGGGGACTAGAAGGGTGAAGCCATAATGACTGACTACACAAAATTACCTTTGGCTGAAGGTGAAGCTAGAACTTCAGTATTTCAAGAAAACACTAAATACTCACCACTTGCTGAGTCAGCAAGGGCATTTGGTCAAGGTATGACTTTTGGCACTTTAGATGAACTTGAAGCAGCAGTAAGGACAGGTTCTATTAGCGGTGCTGACTATGAGCGTCAACGAAATCTATTGCGTGAACAGCAAAAGCAGTTTGGTGAAGATATGCCACTAGTTAAGACTCCCTTGGAGTTAGCTGGTGGTTTTGCCCTCCCTTTGGGAGCAGCCCGTCAAGTTGCAAAGTTAGCACCTGAAACGCAAGCATTGGTAACTGGTACAACATTAATGGGTCAGGCGGGTCGTGGCACTGCTGTTGGTGCTACTACTGGTGCTTTATCAGGGTATGGATATTCTGAGAAAGATGCTGTTTCTGACACTGTTATGGGTGGTATTTTTGGCGGTGTTTTGGGCGGTACTGTCCCTATCATTATTGATAAAGCTGGCTCAATCATTAGGAATGTGCTTAACGCATCAGGCATTGGTGACCAAGCAACTGCATCATCCAAGATGCTTGCTAACTATATGCAGAAGGATAATCTGACTCCTCAAGAGGCGTTTGATGCACTCAATGAGTTGCGCCGTATTGGTGTTCCTAATCCCGTTATTGCTGACTTAGGTAAGAACCTGAATGACTTAGCCTATAACGCATACATTGTTCAATCTAAAGCCAAGGGTTCTACAGCTAAGTTCCTTGAGAGTAGATTGATTGACCAACCAAATGACATTGTTCAGGGATTGGTTGAAAAGGCAGGATTGGCTAAGAATGTTAATGGCTATGAGTATTTGACTGCACTTGCTGAGAACCAAGCAAGTAAGGCTAATGCTGCTTATCCAAAAGCCTACAGCCTTGACATTGATGCAAGACCATTCAGAACTTACGTTGAAAGACCAGTATTTGTTAAGGCTTATGAAGAAGCACAAAAACGTGCATCTGTTTATGGTGAGACATTGCCTGAATTGGATGCCATTCGTAATGCCCAATCAGTACCTACAGACATACTTCACCAGATCAAGATGGGTTTAGATCGTGTCGTAGAGAAGGAAACTGATGCTGTAACAGGCAAAGTATCTGGTTATGGTCGTGATGTACTCAAGGTAAAAAATGAGTTCAATGACAAGATCAAATCATTGAATGGTGACTATGCAAAGGCTAATGCTGAATTTGCTGATGCCTCACGCATTAAGAGTTCATTTGAGATGGGTCAGAAGTATCAACAGATTGACCCAAAGGAAGCTGCCGCTAACATTAAGAAGATGAATTCTGATGAAAAGGAAGCATTCAGACTTGGCATGATGGCAGACATTAACAAACGAGTTGGTGACTTTAAAGGTGGTGATTTCTCTCGCCAAGTCTTCAAGTCTGACAATCAGAAGTTGATGGTTCGCTATGCCTTTGATGACCAAAAGGCATATAACGAATTCTCTCAGTACGTTAAGGGTTTGACTGAGCAAAGCAAAACAGCAAAAGCGTTACTTGGTGGGTCTAAAACTGGTGAGCGTTTATCTACACAAGAGGAAGCTAGTGCTTTAGGAAGCATCACGCAAAGTCTTACAAGTGGTGACTTAACTGGTACAGCCTTGGGATTGTTGAAAACTGGTTTAGCCAGATCAAGAGGCATTAGCGGTGAAACATCAGAAGCATTGCAAAAGAAACTGTTTAGTGTTGACCCTATTGAGCAAAGAGCAGTGCTAGAGGAGTTAAATCGCAGAGCAAGGAAGAAACCTACAGGCTTGCTATCTGGTGCTGCTGGTCTTGGAACTGCCACAGGCATCTTAGGAGACTGAAATTGACCCAATCTCTATCTGTCTTCTTGCGGGATCGCTGGTTAGGAGCATTCAATCTTCTGTCGAGCTGTACCAATCTGCTCGTGAGCAGTTTGTCTCAATCAAAAAAACTGTTGACGATGTTGCTGCCATTGGTAAAGAGGTCAAAGGATTTTGGGGTTCATTGCGTAAACTATTTGGCGGTAGTCCCAAGCCTGAAGCTACAAAGTCTGTGGTTCAAGCTAAAAAGTCTGAGTATGTCAATGTTGATGAAACTGAAGTCAAAGCAAAAATCGTAAAGGATTTAAGTGCATTTTTCAAATTACAGGCACAGCTACAGCAGCATATAGAACAGGAAGAACTTAAAGCCAGAACAGTTGTATTTGCTGATGACGTAAATCTAATGGAAGAATCGCTCAACAGGGTTCTTGCCGCACAAGAAATGGAACGGATGGTCGTTCAAATTCGTGAGGTGATGGTATACGGCTCTAAAGATATGGGTGCTTTGTATTCAGAAGTTTTTGCCATGAGAGATGTGATTGCAGCAGAGCAAGACAAAGCAAGGAAGAATCGGGATGCAGAAATATGGCAACGAAAGCAAAAGGAGCGTCTTCTAGCAGAAAAGCAAGTGTATCTAATGGTGACTATCCTCTGCCTCCTATATTTGTGGCTTCTGATAGCGTTCATAAGCAAGATTGGGAAAACGTAGTGGGGTGGATTGCCTGTTGTGTTCTCGTAATATTGTTGTTACCCATAATGGGTATCATTCTGCTAGAAACGCTAGAGGCAAAGCATGAGGTTAAGCAACAGGTCGAGAAGGTTGAGAAACTCAGAAGGCAGATTGAGCAGAAAGAAAGGGAGAAAGAGAAATGAATATTTACTGTATTTGGGGCTTATCTATCCTGTTGGTACTGCTGATGGGTTGTGATGACCGCTACCGTTACAAGTGCCAAGACCCATTGAATTGGAATGAGCCTGATTGCAAACCCCCAATCTGTACCGCTTCTGGTACTTGCCCTGAAATGTTAGTCAAACCCGAACAGGAGAAGAAATGATGCCTACCATTGGATATAAACCTAATAATCGTCTGACAGCAGATGAGATTGAAGTCAGAGTATGGGCATTCGTTATCGTGGTCTTGGTGAGCATTCTGTTGGCTTCTATGGGTATGTTTCTCTACTCTGTTTCGTTTGTTCAACAGCCAATGAACGGCAGTATGGCGGCAATTGACAAGGTATATACACAGCAGATCAGCACCATAATGGTCTTCATTACTGGTGTGCTTGGTGGTGTAGCTGGTAGGTCTGGCGTTAAGGCGATAGCCAATGCCAGCGCCAAGGCTGAAGCAATTGACAGCGATGAGCCACCAAAGCCATGAGTTTATTTAACCCTTGGGTGATCCTCGGCATCGTCATGGCGGTGCTGTCATCATTTGGCGGTGGATACTTCAAGGGTGAGCATGATGAGCATACGCGCCAGCAAATCGAGATCGCCGCGCTGAACGCCAAGGCGAGGGAGACTGAGCAGGCGATGGCGCAAGTGGTGCAGACTTATGGGCAGACATTACGAAAGGCGAATGATGTTGCAAAGGTTAAAGAAGCTAAGTTGCGTAGTGATATTGCTAGTGGCGAGCGCAGGCTGTTCATTCCTGTCAAAGCCGCCGAGTGCGCCATATCAGCCACCAGTGATACCGCCACTGCCAGCGGAGATCACAGCGGAACAGCATCAGCCGAACTTGACCGAAAGACTGCTGACGATCTTGTCGCCATCGCAGCCGAGGGAGACACCGCCATCCGCAAGCTCAACGCCTGCATCCAAACCTACGAAACCATGAGGACCACAAAATGAACTTATCAAAAAACTTCAAACTTTCGGAACTAACCAAGTCGGAAACTGCTATACGCATGGACATTGACAATACGCCAAACGAAGAGCAGATCGAATCATTGCGTTTGCTTTGCGAGAACATCCTACAGCCTGTGCGTGACCACTTTGGCAAGCCTGTGAAAATCTCCTCTGGCTTTCGTTGTGCCGAATTAAATTCAAGCCCCGCCGTTGGTGGGTCTAAGACCTCTGACCATTGCAAGGGTCAAGCAGTTGACTTTGAAATTGATGGTCTTCCAAACCCTGAAGTAGCACAATGGATTATGGATAATTTAACGTATAGTCAATTAATCCTTGAATTCTATGTTCAAGGTCAAGTAAATTCAGGGTGGATACACTGCAGCTACAACCCAGAGAAGCTGATTAAGCAAGAACTCACCGCCGTCAAGGTTGCGGGTAAGACTCAGTATCTTCAAGGATTACAGGCTTAATAAGCCGCCTACAGAAGTGTTTAGGGGTGAGGTGTTTGTACAAGATCACCTCACCACACTTCTCACATAACCAAGCTACCCCGTGGTCTACAGTGGTTACCTTGTTTCCACGTTGACCATTCCTTTTGCCGTAAAAGGTTCTTATCTTCCTAATCATTTACTCAATTTAGCCCGTGAATAGACAGTAACTTGTTGCTTTGACTCAAGTCCAATTTTAGCTTGTGCAGCCTGTCCCCATGCCCTACCCTGCGCTATCTGGCGCATCTCCTTATCCCTTGTCCAGATTGAGGGAGTGCCATCTTTCCAATCAAATACAGTCTTAGGCTTATTCATGTACACCCCTCAACTGCCAGCCGAGAATGAAGTAATTCCAACGGGTCTGAATTGTTGGACTTGTATACCTACCTTTGACTTGCGTTAAGTCTGTATAGCCTTTGGCAACCATCATTGCCTCAAAAACTTCTTGTGCTTTTTTCATGTGTTCTTCTCCTCGGCGTAGCCGTTCTTTTGCTTGAGTTTGGCTTCAATGGCTCTAGCAAAGTCTTCTACCCAACCGCCAAACAAAATTCGATATTCGTTAGCAATCGGTTGAAGTTCGTTGTTTGTCAGTCCAACCCATGTGCGCTGTGTGGGGGCGGTGTCATGCGATGTTTGGTCTAGCATCACAGTACGGGCTAATGCTTCACAAGTTGGGCATGGCTTTGGTTCTTTGTATAGCGCAGTCCATCGGTCAGGGTGACGCTCTAAGTCTGCTGGTCGCTTCCCAATTGAAATGCCGCCCTCAATAAAATTGTGTATCCACGCCACAGGCTCTTGCGTCTGTGCTTTGCACTTGTCACAATCGTGGTTTACACAACCGATCAAAGGCTCTTGCTCTTGTGCCATCTCAATGATTTCATCTTGTGTCATTTCTTTGCCTCCTTAATTTCTTTCTGAATGCCTGCACTCATTTGCAGGAACATCCGCATCCACTTCACACCGCCCAAGCGAACATATTCTGCATATTCTGATTGGGTGAGTCTCAACGTGATGGCTTTACCCTGCTCTGTCTTTTCTTTCATGCCTTTAAATTCCTGATGTAGATCGTTAGTGAATCAATCGTATCTTTCCCAAATCCAGTTAGCTTCTCAACCTCTATAGCTACTTCTTCAATGACTTGGTTGCGGTAAGGGTTGGTTGATATGGCTGCTTGTACGGCACGTTTACGCCACAGACTCTGCCTCTCCTTATCGTTGAATTCATCATCTGTCATAGCTTCTCTTTCAAATAAAACTCCATTGCAATGTGGTATGGGTCAAGCGCAGGTAAAGGCTGGTTGTTGAAGAAATAGTATGTTTGCTTGCTTTCATCAACTGAAGTAACGACTACGCCATCAACAACGTGGTGATACCTTGTCTTCTCCTCTCGGATTGCATAGCCCTCTGCCTTTGCCACTGCCAGCTTCAACTCAATGCTTCCAATGGGAACATTGTTCTTGAGGGTGTCGTCTATCCCAATCAATTCAGTCATACCCATACTCCTTGAGTTCATTGATGCGTTTGTAGAGCCTGAAGATTCTCTGCTCGTTGTAGTTCACCAATGCTTGCGAATACTCCACCGAAGTTTCTGCTTGCATCTTGCAATGCTGCGCCTCAATCAGTTCCTTTTCAGCTACCTCTAAAGGTGTTCTTGCTCTGAGTAAATCCTTAACGTACTTGATGGTGAGTTCTCGCCAGTTCATGCTTTCCCCTTCTCTTGATTTGAGTTGCAAGAATGACTCGTTCAATCTTCTTGCACATATAGCGGTTGTCTAGCGTTCTAGTCCACTCGCAATCTGGACACTTCACTACTCGTCTGCTTCCTTGTTTAGTAGGTACAAAACAAACCCGATGCAGACGCAAACCCCCAATGCGAACCCTGAAATCCCCATTACGGCTACCCAGATGATTGTTTCCCACATTGGCTCTCTCCTTTGGTTTGTTGTCTAGCGAATCAAAGTACATCAAAGACACTGCACAGGCAACGGCAATGACAAACTTGATGAGGGTATTCATTTGCTCTCAGCCGCCAACAGGTCGAGTTCAAGGGACTTCATCTGGTCTTTGATGATGGTCATTTCTTGTTCCATCAGTTCAAGTTTCTTCCCAAAACGCTTTCTGGTCATGCTCTCTGCATGGCTCCACCCAATTACAACTGCTTGATTAGCAACCTTGGTGATCAACTCTTTCATGTCAGACCTTGAAAGAATGCCGCCTGCGTAGCAAGCTGGCACAAACTTCTCTGCGAGTTCTGCAATCTCTTTCTCCATGCTCATGCTGTTTCTCCTTGTGGTTGTGGGGTATGCCATGCGGATTGCAGGGCGGTGAAGTTCATAGGCGTGATAGTGACAGTGGATAGGAATAAGCCCTTGCCATGCGTTCTACGCCCCCAATCGTCTGTAGCCTTGGTGTTGGTCAACTCTTTACGCTTAACAGCGTTGTAGACGCTATTAGGTTTGAATCCTGCCTCTACCAACTCATCCATTGTGCGAGGCTCTTGGCAGAAGTCTTGGAGGTCGGTCATGCTTGCCTCACTCTCAGCATATGGTCTGCTACTTTGTAAGCGCTTTCCGCAACATCATCAAAGAAAGCCTCTTTGTCGATTAATGCTTGCATAGCCTTTGCCGCAAAGTAGTCCCGCAAGGTCATGCCTAAATGGTTTTCCTCATAATGTTCGGGGTGAAGGGGAAATGCGTGTGGGTTTCTAATCATGTTGACCACCATGAAGCCAAGAGTACGGCTAGACCGATGCCGATAGCAACGGCGGTGAGAATGTCGGGGATTGTTTCTTTCATGGGGTTGCTCCTTTAAGGTTGAAAGATGGGGCTTGCGCCCCGTTGGGTTGATTAGGCGGCTGCTAACTCTTTAACAGCTTTGGGGCGCTGGATGACAGTCTGCTTGACTCCATTGCGAACACCATGATCTTTAACAGTGGCGGTGATGGTGAGAGTGTCACCCTTGCTACGCACAGTACCCTCTGGAGTCCAAGCAACAGCATCAGAGTTACCTTTGTAGATGACAACATTTTTGTCGGCATCTTCCATAATGTAGATGTAGCTAGTGCCATACGCACCATCTAAAACAACGATATGACCAATGGTGAGGGTAAGGGTCAACTTAGCACCAACTTCACCCAAGTGGGTGCGTGAGGCATTCAAGGCAGCTTCTTTGTCAGCCCACTCAGCTTTACGAGCAGCCTTGGCATCAATGCCTTTAAGGATAGCGGCGCACTGCTTTTCGCTGAGTTTGCCCCATGTATAAAAAGAGTTAGCCATAGAGCCAATAAAGCTATCTTCATAGCCCATAAAGCTACCATGACTGTTATGTATGATGCCAGCGGTCAAAGCACTTTCAATTTCGCCAGCACGATCAGTCTTGGTGCGCCAAGTTTTCTGAGCGTTAGCAATGATGTAGCTTTTAACGGCATTGTGATATGCCACTGGGTTTTCGATAACTGGTGAGAAGTTGTTAGCCATTTTGAATCTCCTGCTTGGTTGTTGATGTTGCCAATCATACAGCGTTTGACTATCTAGTCAACCCCTACCCATTTAATCCCACACACTCCACTAGGGTATTTAATCAGATAGGACTTGACTAATCAATCCAATGTTCCCTAGAATCCTTACCCATGAACACTCCAACCATGCAAACCATTGAAAACATTAAGGAAAAAGCTGAGAAGGCTGGCTACACCATCACCGATGTTGCCCGTCATGCTGGCTTTGACCCCTCTCAGGTATCTCGTTACGCCACTGGTAGAACCATACCATTGGTGACTTCTGTCAGGCGGCTAGAAGAATCGGTAGATTCCCTAATCCAGCAGCGTATTACAGCCTTAAATGGGGGTACAGAATGACCACTACAGTCTTTACACCAAGGCGCATCATTGGTATTGACGTTGGCTTAAATGGCGCTATCGCCATGATGCAAGGCGAGACTCTCACTGGTGTAGTTGATATGCCAACAGTCACCTTAGATCGCAACGGCAAAGCCAAGCGTCAGATCAGCATCCCCGAGTTGATCGCCATACTGGATGAGTTCAAGCCTGACGAGGCATACATAGAAAAAGTGTTTGCAATGGCAGGCCAGGGCGTCACCAGCGTATTCAGCTTTGGGCGCAGCCTTGGTGCGATTGAGGGTGTCATTGCCGCAAGATCAATCAAAGCCACTCTCATCACTCCACAGACATGGCAGAAGGCTATGGGCGTGACAGGTGGTAAGGATGGCGCTAGAGCAAGGGCTATGGAGTTGTTCCCGTATAACGTGGACTACTTCAAGCGTAAGAAAGATGATGGTCGTGCTGATGCAGCATTAATAGCAGCTTGGGGGTTAAGACATGGATGACAAAGAACGGCAAACCTTGCGTGAGCATATCGTTTGGCTAGGCTCACAGCTTGAGCAAGAGCGTAGGCAGAACCAGCAGACTGTTGTCTTCATCAAGCGTCTGCTAGACCCCGAAGACTTAGGTCATGCAGTCTCAAATGAAACAAGGCAACTCGCCTATCAACTACTCATTGAAAACCATCACATTGAAAGAGCATCATGGCAATCAAACAATTAAGCCTACGAGCATCAGCGGCATCTAGATGGATTGCCTGTCCTGCCAGTGCAAGACTCTCAGCACTCATGCCCTATGTGGAAGGTGGCGAGGCGGCGAAGATCGGCACAGCCATTCATGCCTTGGCGGAGACTTGCTTTCAGTTGGACTCTGACCCCATGAAGTCAATCGGTACAGTCGTGGAAGGTATCAAGATGACTGAGGAAAACTGTGAGTTTGCTCTTGAGCATTTGAAAGCTATCTGGGCTATGGAGGATGAGTTTACAAAGGCGGCAATGCTTGTCCCACAACATCAACTTTTTGTAGAGAAGTTTTTACCATACGTTGATACGCCAACCCATAAGGTTGGTGGTACTGCTGATGTAATTGGTTTTAGCTATGAAAGCCGCAAACTCATCATTGCAGACTTAAAAACTGGTCGAGGCTATGTAGACGCTGACAATGACCAGTTGCGGCTTTACGGGTTGGCTGCTCTTGAAGCTGAACAACTCTACAAATATATAGATACTGTCGAACTTTGGATTATCCAGCCTCATCATGGTGAGACTCGCAAGCACTCAATGACAACGCAAGAACTTGTCGATTGGGAACATTACGTTCTCATCCCTGCCATTGAGAATGCACTGAACCCATTGTTTCAACCCCTACCCTCGGACTCTGCTTGCCAATACTGCAACGCTAGAACTATCTGCCCTGCACAAGCAAACATTGCTGAAGTAGTTGCCACTGCACCACCTGTAGAGATGCTTAACGAGCAACAGATTAGCGTCTTGCTGACTAAGTTTGACATGGTTGAGGGCTACATCAAGGCAGTGAGAGATCATGCCCTTAAACGCATGGAAAAAGGCTCAGTCATTGATGGTTGGCAACTGCAGCCTAAACGAGCGTTGAGGTCTTGGACTGATGAATCTGCCGCTATAAAAGGACTCTTAGCCTTGGGGCTTACCGAAGATCAAGTGATGAAGAATGAAATCATCACCCCCGCACAGGCTGAGAAACTGCTAACAAAAGACCAAAAGCCTAGCCTTGAAGCGTTAACTTCCCGCATATCTAGCGGATTAACGCTTGCAAGGGACAAAGGTTTGACCCAATAATCACTACCCCGAATCCCCCAACCCTGTGGCATCAGCCACTTCAACTTAAACTTTAAACAGGAAACTTTATGAACTTAAACCTCTCAAACTCTGGCGGCTCTGGCAACTACATCCGCTTCTCCCCCCAAGCTAATGCTTGGTCAAACCAAGATGGTGAATTTGTCTTAGAGAAATTTGTCTTTGACCACGAGAACTTGCAAACTGGATGGATGCTCATTGCAACTGGAGTCTTTGAATTCCAGCCTGATGAGTCTTTAGGTCGTAAAGCAGCGCAACCATCACCCGAACATAAGAGGGGCTTCAAAGCCGTGTTTTATAACAAACAGATGAACGTGGCGGAATTTAGTGCCAACGGTGCAGGCGCTAACATGGGCTTGGAAGGTCTGTGGAAGCAAGTGCAAGCGCAAGCTGGCGCCAATGCGGGTAAGTTGCCCGTGGTCGAGTACACAGGCTCTAGACCCGAAAAGGTTGGTAAAGGTAGCACCCGTGTACCTGAGTTCAATGTCACTGGTTGGGTAGCTAGACCCGCGGCGATGCAAGAAGGTGCATCGCAAGCAGAACCTGAGATACCAGCGCCAGCACCAGTTGCTAAACCCGCACCTAGCAAACCAGCACCATCAAAGCCAGCAGCATCATTGGATGATGACGAGATGTTTAGCTAACCCCTAGCACTCAACAGCACCAGAGTTTCGGGGGAGACTCTGGTTTTTTTGTCCCTTTAAAATAAAGATGCCAAATGTCAGCACAAGAAATAGCCACTACCCTCGGGAACGCAAAGAAGGTAGGCAATGGTTACCTAGCATCATGCCCTGTACCCTCTCATGGTCAAGGTAACGGCGACAAGCATCCAAGCCTATCCATAACTATGTCGGATGATGGCAACTTCCTGTTCAAGTGTCATAGTGGCTGTGACCAGCATACAGTCTTCTCAACCATCAAAGAGATGGGACTTCTGCCAGCATTACCAGACAGACCTGACTACCTTGACAGTATCAAACCCATGAAACCAATCCCACTCATCTCTACCCCTGTGCTAGAGCATGAATGGCATTACACCGATGAAGATGGCACAAGCCTATTCATTAAGCAAAGATTTAAGACCTTTGACTCCAAAGGTAAGACATACAAAACCCTTAGAGTCATGCCTGATGGCAGTCGAATTGGCAAGCTAGGAGATTGCCGCCTCGTACCCTACAAGCTGCCCGATCTGCAACAGGCAACAGCCGCTGGTAGGGTTGTCTATATAACTGAAGGTGAGAAGGCGGCAGATGCCTTGGGCAGTCTGGGCGTGGTAGCTACGACAAGTCATGCAGGAGCAGGTGGTTGGAGCGATGAGTTAAACCAATACTTTAAAGATGCCAACGTGGTAATCGTGCCTGACAATGACCTAGTAGGTTGGCATTACGCTCAGAAGGTTACAGAGGCACTCATACCATTTGCCAAAAGCGTCAGGGTCTTGGACTTGAACCTGTCGAACCCCAAAGAAGATGCTTACGAGTGGGTCAATAGATACGATGGCAGCAGAACCTTGCTGGCGCAAATAGCGAAAGCCTGTCCTATCGTGAAGTCAGCAGAAGAAGTCTGGACTCCACAAAGGCTAAGTCTGTATGTCCCTGAAGCATCACAAGACTCTGAACAACCCCCCAAGTCCAAGTTCCTTGTCGAGTCTTGGGACTCCATAAAGGATGAACCAGTTGAGTGGTTGATTCAGGACATACTGCCTAAAAAAGCATTCTGTGCATTGTTTGCTCCCCCTGCCTCATGGAAGTCATTTTTAGCACTGGACATGGCTGAAGCAATAGCAACTGGCAGAGATTGGATGGGTTGCAGAATCCCGCAAAAAGGGGCTGTTCTCATTATTGCTGGCGAGGGACATGGTGGACTAGGTGCTAGGGTTAAGGCTTGCAAGATACAGAACAACTCACCAGATGGGGCAAACCTGTATGTCATCAGGTCGCAAATCAACCTTAGATCAAGTCCCGAAGAGTTTGAGGCACTAATTAACTCCATCAATGACTTGATAGCGCAAATTGATGAGCCACTGCAATTAGTCATACTAGATACCTTGATGCGTATGAGTGGCGGCAACTTTAACGAGAATAGTTCTGAGGATATGGGTGCGGTAATTACGCAAATAGGCAGAATCCAATCCATCTTTGGTTGCGCGATCATGGTCATCCATCACAGTGGTAAAGATGTAACCCGTGGGCTACGAGGTCACTCCAGCTTGCTTGGTGCAGTAGATACTGAACTTGAAATTAACAGGTTAGATAGCGTCATCAACTCAGCAGACCCATCAGTTAAAGGGTCTGGAACTATCACCACCACAAAGCAGAAAGACGGGTCTGACTCCATAGTCATAGGATTTGAGGTCGTACTGATTGAGGTTGGAACATCAGATTTAGGGTTTGAAACCATCACCTCATTAGCCGTTAGACAGAACCAAGAAGTTGCAAAATCCAACCCCAAAGGCTCTAAGAACAATAATGGCAGCGGCAATAATCAACGCATTGAGTTAGATTCTCTATACAAAGCGATTAAGGCTAAAGGTTCATATCGTGTAGTGGATGGTTCTAGTAGGTTTGGCGTGAGTTTGGTTGATTGGAAGGATGAATTTTGGAGCATGATGGGATGTACAGAGGATGATAAAGTTGCTTTCAAGCAGGCTTGGTTACGAGCAAGAAAGAGATTGGTAGCGATAAATAAGGTCACGATTGGGTCAAATTGGGTTTGGCTGAAGTCCACAATAGATTACCCAACAGGGGACAAAGGGGACAAAGATGTATAGATATACAGTGACAAGTAAGGGTTTACCATGGGGACAAATGACAAATTAGGTTTGTCCCCACCCCTGAAATTGCCTGTTTTTTAGGCAGTTGCTTAAAAATTAGGCAGAATTTTATTAACTTTTGGAGGATTAGATTGAAACAACTGTATGCTTATCCAGTGACAAACGAGACAAATAGGGACAAACGATACAAATGTCCCTTCGAGGAGACGGGGACAAACCACCCCTTGTCTATAAACAAGGGGTTTGTCTCCTGCCGGTTTGTCTCTTTGTCTTTTGTTAAAGGAAATTAAAATGGTTAGATCAAGGTCAAGAAAAGATGTTCCAGATGTTCAAGTACCGAAACGTCAGGCAACGCAGTGGGAGATTCAGTCTAACGCTGTGCTGGTGGAGTTGGAGCGTAAAAAGGGTCAACATTACGAGAAATGGGGAGTTGACCGATTGATTACTTTAGTTGACATTGAGTTTAGGACTAAGTTTTGGGTGCAGATGGGTAGAGTTTGGGATGCTGTGGACTTGGGTGACATTGATAGGCTGCATAAAGCAGTTAATGGAATGTGCAAAGGTTTCGATGCTATAGAGAAGTGGGCTGAAGAAAATGAGATTGAGCCTAATCCAGCAATCCAGTTCCTTGAATGGAAGTCAGTCAAGGGTGTTCCGATGGTTATCGTCAGGACTGAAGCTGATGCGGTTGAACTTCAGACCCACCGCAAAGACATAAACAATGGGAACATCTGGACACTTGAGGAGATTGAAGTGTTCCTGCAAGAGCCACAGGTTCAAGAGATCATTAAGCTGAAGGCACTTGTGCCAACGGCAAGGATTACTAAGTTCACGCCTAAAGAGGGATTTGGTCAAGGTTCAGGGTTTGATGACATGGAAAGCGATCTGGATGCAATCTTCTCTGGTGAGCCTTATGAGGCTAAATATAAGCCGATTGGGACTAAGTAATGAACCGAGGTGGTAGACCGCCAAGCATTAACTCTCGCTGGTTCTATCGTGAATTAACCATGCCAGACAAGATCATCCTAGCTTGTGCTGGCGATGGGAACATCTCTGATGGGTTCAGGAACGTACTTGATGCCTATCAAGTCTTATGGAATTGCGGATACCGCCCCACAGTCGATTTATACGATTTCCTTGGGGTAGATAAGGATGGCATAGAAAAGCCTGTTGTAGGCGATTCTGAGGCTTCCTAGCGGTATTGAAGTGGTAAGGTTTAGCACTGGTTTGCGAGGAATCTAAAAGTGCATAACGAATGCGTTTGATATAACTAAAAGTCCTTATGACTAAAAGTAGTCAAGTACCCCGATAATGCACCACCCGCCTCTCTCCCTCTCCAGCACCGCCCAGAAAATCCTTTTCAGAATGCGAAATATAAAAGTTATCCACAGGTTATCCACAGATCGGAGGGTAAGTTGTCCACAATTTGCCAGTTTGGTTTCATTTCCTGTCACAGTTTGCAGATACGTGTAACACTTTCAGATATTTAAAGTTAACATAATGGACATTGTATAAAACCGTTTTTGTAAGCAATCTGTAAGTGTTTGTAAAAAGTCCAGTAGAATCAACAACTTACAGAAGTTATCCACAGTATCCACAGATGCCTGTGGATAACTCGGCAATTTTTCGGATGGGGGGGGAGGGGGTGGTCGTCGCCCGTGATAATTGTGGGAGCCTCCTCTCCTCTCAAGAAGGTAAATTGACTTTATCCTGTTTTTGCGATACCCTTTGGGGGTGCTAATAAAACAGGAAAAGCCATGTTGACTCAAGCCAGACTAAAAGAGTTAATGACCTATGACGCTGACACTGGCGTGTTCACCCGAATCAAATCTGTACAGCGATCTGGTCGCCGAGTAAGTGATATACCAAATACCCACGGGTATCTTTCTGTCTGCATTGACTACAAAATGTATTTACAGCACCGAGCTGCTTGGCTGTACGTTTATGGTAAGTTCCCTGAAGGTCATTTAGACCACATAAACCGAGTAAAGACGGACAATCGCTTATGTAACTTAAGGGTGGTTACCGACTTTGAAAACAGCCAAAATACTCCACCAGCAAAAAACAATCTCTATCCCCATGTTCACTGGGTAGCCAAAAAAAATAGCTTTAGAGTGAGAATTAAATCGGCTGGAAAGGCATACGCTAGATACTTTAAGTCTTTGGAAGACGCAAAAAATTGTTCTGACGAATTTAGGAAAAAATACAAACCCTTATTCACTATTGGTTAAATCGGCAAAACGAAAATAGAAAAAAAAGACTATTGACCTCTAATTTGCTATAGTCCCCCCCTATCACGCCCACAACTCCCAAGGACAATCGTGAAGATCGAACAGATTGACGACATTCAAGACGAGGTGCAGCCCAACAAGAAGAAGGCTGGCAGACCCAAGGGTGTATTTGGCTTAAAGCGCCAGATACAAGAGTACGCAAGGAATCCTGACTTAGCGTTACCCAAGACCGACAATCAAAGAATAAAAGACTTGAAGGATATGCTTATCAGGTCGAGTGGTAAGGATGTTGTCGAAAAGATGATCTCAATAGCGTTGAATGACAACCACCCCGCACAGATGGCGGCTATCAAGATGTGTGTAGACCGCACCCTGCCCGTGAGTATGTTTGAGAAGGATAAGAGCCAGAGGAGTGCAATCCACATTAATATCACGGGCATAGGCGCACCCACAGTAGCCACAACGACAGTTGAAGAAGAACCCAAGGACATAGAAGACATAGAGGCTAAAGATGGCTGACTTGAACTTTGCGCTACTGCCTTGGCAGCAGGAGGTCTACGCCGACAAGACGAGGTTCAAGGTTGTGGTAGCTGGCAGGCGGTGCGGAAAGTCAAGGTTAGCTGTCACGACACTATTAATAGAGGGGTTGAACTGTCCCGCTGGCAGTGCGGTGCTGTATGTTGCCCCTACCCAAGGTCAGGCTAGACAGATTGTGTGGGATGTTTTGCTTGACGTTGGCAGGGAGATTATCCAAAGCAGCCATGTCAACAACATGGAAGTTACCCTCATTAACGGCGCCAAGATATACGTTAGGGGTAGTGACAGACCCGACACATTGCGGGGTGTCAGCTTGACTTACGCTGTACTAGACGAGGTTGCTGACATTAAGCCTGAGACTTGGGAACAGGTAATTAGGGCATCCCTATCTGACAAGAAGGGTAAAGCCATGTTTATCGGCACACCCAAGGGTAGGAACTGGTTCTTTGATTTGTACAACTTAGGGCAGGAAGGTAGTGACCCTGATTGGAAATCGTGGCACTTTACTACCCAAGATAACCCGTTAATTGACCCTAGCGAAATCGAGAGTGCGAAGAAGACCCTATCAAGTTTCGCCTTTAAGCAAGAGTATATGGCATCTTTTTCCAATGCTGGCTCTGATGTATTCAAGGAAGAATGGATTAAGTACGGGGTAGAACCTGAGTATGGTTCTTACTTTGTAGCTGTTGACTTAGCTGGCTTTGAGGAAGTAGCTAGACAGGCGGCAAATTCTAAAAAGCGTCTTGACCAGACTGCCATTGCTGTTGTTAAGGTAACTGATGAGGGCAAATGGTTTGTCAAAGAGATTGCTTATGGGCGTTGGGACATTCGGGAAACTGCTGCAACGATACTGTTGAAGATACGGGAATACCGCCCTTTAAGTGTTGGAATTGAGAGGGGAGCGTTAAAAAACGCTGTTTTGCCGTATTTGAGTGATCTAATGCGGAAAAATAATGTATATTCCCACATAGTTGACTTAACGCATGGCAACAGGAAAAAGACTGACAGGATTATCTGGAGTCTCCAAGGAAGGTTTGAGCATGGGCGTATTGTGCTGAACTCTGA